AAAGTACCAGAATTTGTTAACGACGTTAAAGACCCTCATAAATATAAAGATGGATTTTTAGGTTTTACAGATGTTAATGGTACAAACATGACATGGATGGAACCTGAAGTAGGTCATTTTTATTTATTTGAAGCAAGGCATCAACATTGTGTTATGCCTTTTAAAACAAAAATAAAAGGAGAAATTAGAAGATCTATGTCTTTTAATTTTATACAAAAACTTGTTACATAAAAAAATTACTTTCTGTGCTACGGACGCAGGTATGCTTGATATATGGCCACATCCTGAACCTGCTTCAAGAGTTATTCCTGAAGAATACAAAAAATTAAAAAGACATACAGAAGGAAATTTACATTCACCTACAGTTAAAACATGCATGCCGTTTTTAGATTCTATGTCAATGGGATACATAATACCTTTTGATCAAGACTATTTAGTTGATCCTGTTGAAAATGATTTTAGCGTAACTCCTGCAAATAGAGAACAGGGTGAATTTGGATTTCATAATCAAACTCAACTACCAAAAGAATGGCATAAAACAACAGGAGAAAATGCAGGAAAATTTATAAATAAATGGTTAATAAAAACGCCCCCTGGTTATAGTTGTTTGTTTATACATCCAATGAATAGACTTGAAGAAAGATTTAAAATTATTGAAGGAGTTGTAGATACAGATAATTATGTAAACATAATTAATTTTCCTTTTATTTTAAAAAAAAGAGATAAACAGTTTTTAATTAAAAAAGGTGAACCTATGGTTCAGGTAGTGCCTTTTAAACGTGAATCTTTTAAAATGTGGTCTGGTTTTTATATGGAAAAATTGCACAATAAAACTCTTAAGTTTTTACAAAGTGAATGGGTTGATAGATATAAAAAAATGTTTTGGAAAAAAAAATCTTACAAATAAATATTTTTTCTAAGAATAATTAGAGTCGTAATCTATCCAAGTTTTTCCTGAAGCATTACTGGTACTATTAGCTGCATCATCAGCTACTGCATTAGCATAAGCTGTTTTAGCGGCTTCTATTTGACCTTTTCGTGTTTCTGCCCAAGTAAGCAAATTAGCTACTGTAGTAGATCCAAAAACAGTATCAGACGTTGCGTTTAGATTAACATTTTCAGTCATATTACCTGTTGAGGCATTTTTATTTTGTACTTCGTTTTGCCCAATTAAATTATTGTATATTATACAATGAACAGTGTTTGGAACTGCAGGCATTGAATTACCTTTATCGGCCCAAGATATATTATAAGTATCATCGATGTTTATATTATCTCCATTTGCTATTACTATTTGCGTTGCCATTTAAATCTCCTAATGCTTTATAATATAGTTAACCACCACAAAAGGTGAAAATGAATTTGTCCCTGCAGCCGTAACGGCTCCAGTTAAAGACGTTGTAATATTACCTGTTAAAGTACCAGATAAAGTATGAGCGTGGTTGTGAGCAGTTCCTGATCCCGAATTAGTACTAAACAAGAAACCTTGACTTTGTTCCATACTTAATTGATTACCAGCACCCATTGAGAATGCTTCAGTACTTCCAGGAGGACCACCTATAGAGAATTTTTTTATGCTGTGATTGTGTGAAGCTAATTGAGCAGTTGTTAAAGCTGTGTTTGAAATACTTCCTGTTACAGTTACAGCTTGGTTTGTAGCATTTGTAGCAGCTTGGTTATTAGTTACAGCGACTGTAACGGTATTTGCTCCGCCAGTTCCTGCTAAATTATAAGTATTACCATCATAACCTTGTGGTAGTTTACCTTGTAATTGAGGAACATTAAAAGTTGTTGAACTGTCACCAGCACCATATGTAGTGCCAATTACACCGAATAAATCTGCGTAAGTTGTTCTTGATATCGCTGCACCATTACATAAAACATAACCGTCTGGAGCGGTAGCTTTTGTCCAAGGCTTAATTGCGCCTACTTCACTTCTGTTTACTATATCTTGTAAGTTAGCCATTAGTCGTTATATTTCAACCTCCATCCATTGTCTGCGTTTACATAAACGAGAGCAATGCCCGCACCATCGGTGCTTATTGTTAAATCTGCCTCTGATCCTTGTATCTTCTGTGAGTTACGACCCACTGTTAAATTGTTTGTACCAAAAGTTCCTTCAGCGTCAATAATTTTTACTTGATTTCCAATTGAAGGAGAAGAAGGTAAAGTAATTGTAAACGCACCACCAGATGTATCAGCAAAAAGATTGTCTCCATCTGATGCCGTGTAAGTGCCAGTTTTAATTTGCCATGCTTCACCTAAACCAGCTAAAGAAAAAATATCATACCAATTAGTTCCGTCAGTAGCTAATAATCTATATTTACCATTTACAACAGTAACAGTATTTCCTGAAGCACCTAGTCTTGCAGAAATATCAGCGCCGCCACTAATGTTATTATAAATACCAACAGTTTTTTGTGTAGCTGGGAATTGTAAAGTATGAGTTGTAGAAACTGTACCTGTTAAAATTATTTGATTTTGTCTAGCTTCGTTGTTTGCTTGAGATTGTGGACCATCGCCGTTTGTTAGCGTTGTTGAAGTTCCTGTAGTAATTGCTTTGGAATAAACACCAGCAATAGCGAACTCAAAAACTTGAGAGAAATTGTTATTCGTAATAGTACCCCAGGTACCCGAATTCTCTCCTGATGTTTGTAGCTCTATTCGTAAGCCAGTTGAATAAGTTGAACTCATTTAATCTCCTAATAAAGTTTTAATTATTATTTTAAAGTTTGTCAAAACTTTTATGCGGCTTTATGGACCTCGGTCCAACTTATATCCGAGTTAGAATCATCTACAATGGACCAGAAGGTTCCTTGTAGATTCCCTGTACTACTTGTAGCAGAAACTCCAGTCGGTGTAAAGCTTACATCTGTGCGAATATTTAAGGTTCCTATACTTGATGTAATAGAAACACTAGGTGCTTCGTAACTTGTTTCTTGAGTCTCGTCTCCTAAAGAAGAGGTCATATTTACACCAGTAACAAATACCGATGTTCCAACAGTTCCCACTGCTGAGGTCATTGCATTACCTGATGGGAATACAACAAATTCTGGATCAGCTTCTGGTGTCCCTAAAGAAATATCAAGTTGAGGTTCACTTGCAGCAACAACAGTTACTTGTGAATCACCTGATATTGAGAAAGTTCCTATTGATGAAGTTGTTGCAACTCCAGTGACAGATATGTTCTGGTCTGTTGCAAGTGTTTCTGTACCTAAAGAAGCACTAAGTGCTTGACCTGTAAGAGCAAATGAACCACCTACAGCATTCCATTGTTGATCACCCCATCCAATAGAGGCACCTGTGTTCACATCTGTATCACGGTTCCAACCAGTTGTAGACGTTACTGACTGTGAGTCGTCTCCAACAGAAGAAGTAAGAGCATTACCAGTTACAGATATGTTCTGATCAGTCGAAACTGTCTCAGTTCCCAGAGATGACGTGAGGCCATTACCTGTAACAGAAACAGGTGCCTGTTGGTTCCACGCACCACTGTTCCAAGTTTCTCGGCCCCATCCTTGGATAGAGGCCATGTTTTATCTCCTATGCGATTCTTAGAATTGCAGCAGTTGCTTCAGCAGCAGGGAACGTAATTGTAAATGTTCCTGAAGTTGAAGATTTAACCGCACCAAAATCTAATACACAAACAGATGCATTGGTAGTTAAACCAGATACAGTTGAACTATTATAAATAACAGCAGCTTGTGCTGAAATAGTTGCACTTGTAAATGAAATATCACTAAAGTCACAAACAGCCGTGTCTGTAGATAATGCTGGTGTAACAGATGTTAACGCACCACCACCTTCAGAATAAGTGCCTGAGTTTGCTACTTCGTCAGTTTGACTAAATGCAGTTGTTGATTTGCTTAAAGTTGCTTCGCTATCGTATAATGCTAGTTTAAAAGTGTTCCCTGTCGTAGCCGTAAAATTGTGTAGGCCTTTAAGGATTGCCACTTTGAAACTGTTACATACAGCTTGAGTAATTGCCATAATAATCTCCTATGGGTTCCTTG